AATCACAGGCTGCTTTTAAGTCTTGGGTAGTAGCGGTGCCACTTCGGACCCGTGTTAGGAATTCTTTTGTGACAAGGTTATGTAATTCATTGAACTGGTCTTCAGTGGCTTTCTTCATCATACTCCTGGGAATAAGTGCTTCTTAATTATCTCAACTGCTGTGTCATCTAGTGTATTTTCCGTTGAAGATACTAAACCTTCTAAAAGGTCTACTATCAACTGTTTCACTGCTGTGCTCTTGATGAAAGCGAATAGGACTGGTTTGATTAATACTATCATTGTAAATTGGGTTGAGTAGTGGGTTTGGTTGTTGTTCTTTTAAATATGCAGCGATTGGTATGACATCTGAACACATATGATATACACGTGTTTTAGGTCGTATCATGAAACCTTTGGTTTGTAGTTCAGCACATTTCAATGCCCTGATCATTTCATAATCCAATCTCATTTTTTCTTCTTGACGTTTACCTATAGCTTTGCATTGCTCAACTATACTGCCATCTAGGGGGACCATGAAATTAATCTGGCCACCCCAGTTTTCATTCTTTGTATAGCTTGATTGTATCCTTTCCGACCCTTCTATTGAGTGTTCTATATCATAGGGTTCCACATGGTTACCCATATAGAAGGGTGAAAAGGTCATCGTCGGTCCATTACAGGATATGCCCGAACCGTAGTTTTGACGGCTCGGAGCGCCATTATTTTGGAATTGTACGGCTTGATTTGTAACATTGCCTGTAGCCGCTGCCACAGGGTTTGAAGTATTGTTGGTTTCGCCTTCACTAGCATGACTTGGTAATCCTATTGAGAGAATATAGATAAGGAAGTAGTAGTAGAAGTAGTGTCGATTTCTCGGTCTATCTCTGTTACTGATAATACTTGACTTGCAGCTCTTGTTGTTATTTCTAACGAGAAGGGATCTCCAGCTGTATGTACCGTAAAGACTGAATCTGAATCTACAATACCACCAGACGAAGCTGAGGTATGATTTAGATTTTCTCCAGTCCATGAGTTGACCGCAGAACCATAGGTTGTTGTTTCTACGGTTTCTACGATCTCTTGGGTGGTAGTTGTTGTGCTCTGCATTGAGCCTTGGGTGAAGTTGGGTGTTACCAACTCCGCTCTTACTACCGAGGGGGATAGCAGTAAAAAGAGAATTAACCATTTTTTCATTCTTTCTTTTTATCTAGCATAGGACAATTGACGGGAGTGTTATTACCTTTACCTTTAGAATTAGCTGTAGATAAACCAAAGCTAGCTAAAGCTCCAGTAAAAATACTTGCAACAAAAGTTATGTCGGAACTTCCAGCTTTTTTAATAACTGGTAATTCAACGTAGTTTAAAGTAATAATAAAACCTGCCCAGACAACAACACCTAATCTAACAAATGTAGATAGTATTTGTATCTGAGCTTCTTGATCCTCTATTCCGTCTTTGAGTTTATTGAGGAGTCCTTTTTGTTCTTCCTTTTTTCCTTCCATTTGTCTATCTTTTTCTGTAAGAATGTTTGAACTTTCTTTTTGATTTGATTAAAGAAAGGAGTTGCGAGAGTTGTAGTTGCAACAGCAGCAACAGCTGCGTATGTAGCAGTCATCACCACTTCTGTTGTAGGTAATGGTAACTCTATATTTATACGAGGAATTGTTAGTTTAGGAGGTGGAGGTTGTTCCGTTGTCTCCTCCTCCTTCTCTATGCCTGCAGGAGGCCTTAGATCGTTAGGAGGGATGTACATAGGTTTATATGACGGAACATGACCTGTAGGCACCTTCAAACGGATCCCAGGGGTCTCTGATGGGTTAGGTAACCTCAGTTGTGGTATTGGGATCCCCATCTACCTCTTGGAGTGTTTTTATTGCACTTTGTAATTCAACAAAACGTTGTTTACGTTGATTTTGAATTGTAAGAGTTTCATTATATGTATCTACAAGAATTTGTAATTCAGCTTGTAGTTCTTCTTTCTTCACTTGGATGGTTGTCATAATTTTTATGAGAGTGGGTTGTCATCTTTTACTTTTTTAACGGCTTTCGCCCATTCACCAGTTGCATCTACTTTACCAGCAACTATATCTTTGTATAGGAGATCGAGTTGATCCCCTATATCACCATAGGTACGTTTTCTTGCTTTACGTACACCATAGTTGTTTTGTAATTTTGTTCCTTCTGTATCTGCAGTAGTGAGTTCACTATCTGTAGGTTTGGTAATACCTGATACATTCCAGGTCTTTATGTAATCACCAGATCCATCGTTTTGTAATAGGACTTGACTTATATCTTCAGTGATTGTTTCTGCTTCTGTAGCACTTTTACCTTTACTAATAAGGTGTGCTTGTACTTGATATGATAGTAGTGCCATAGTTAATTTACTTTATATCCTGAGAATGAGGCTAGAGCTTCAGAACTTTGAGTTTTAATGCTCTGAGTACTACCTTGATTATGTCGACCATAAACCTTTATTGCATTACCAGCAGCTAATACCATAATTCCGGACCAAGATGCTGTAAGTTCTGTACCATTACTAGGTGATTTATTGTAGACAAAAGAAGGTATGTAAGCTGCATAACCGGATCCAGTATCTTTATAAATTACACCTTGCCATTGATCACCATCATCAACACTATCTACTGAAATTGAGAAAGATATCCAATAATTACCACCTTCACCAGATGGTACTGTAAATGCATCAGAGGCAAACGCACTATCAGAATCTACAAATTCAGTATTCCAAGTCAAAGCTGTGTAAGTAGTATTAGCAATACTAGTACCATCAGTATCTCCGACTGCAAACATTGGTGTACCATCACCTCCAGATGATACGTCAGCCCAGGTTAGACCACCAGAGTTACCTGATTGTTTCTGTAGGTATTGTCCGTTAGATCCAGCATTAGATATATGTAGATTATCTTCATCAACTGACTCAGAACTCATATGTTCTAAATCAACAGCACCTGCTGCGATGTGTTCAGAGTTAACAACATCATCTTGGATGTTATCTCCATCTATACAATCACCCGCTAAATGAACGTGATCTATACTTCCATCTGTGTAGTGTTCAGAATCACAAGCATTGTCAGCAAGATTATCTCCATCTACGCAGTCATTAGCTAAGTGTGCATGATCAATAGAAGCATTGACATAGTGCTCTGAATTAATAGAATCATCAGCAATATTATCTCCGTCTACGCAATCAGCAGCTAAATGAGCGTGATCAATAGAGGCATCTACATAATGTTCGGAGTTAATCGAATCATCTGCTATATTATCACCATCTACTGCGTCACCTGCAAGCATTGCGTGTTCAACAGCACCACTTTGAATAGTAGCTGCACCTGTGACATTACCAGAACCATTAAACGAAGCAGATGTCCATACAACATCTCCAGTCATACCAATAGTTCTACCTGTAGTTAATGTTGCTGCACTACCAGTTGTATTCTGGTTCAGTGTACCTACAGTAAAGTCTAAAGTATTGTCGGCGTCTTGGTAAGCTACAGTAATACCTGATTCAGTATTACTACCAACCATTGCACCAACAGTATCTGCTATGTATTCATTTAAAGCAGTTCCATCTACAGTAATAGCGTCCGCTTCTAATGTTCCATCAATATCAGCATTTCCACTGATATCCAACGAAGCACCATCTACTTCTCCTGTAACTGTAATACTATCTACATAAGCATCTTTCCATCTGACACTACTAGAACCTAAATCTACATCACTATCTGATTCAGGACCGAAGAGATTATCTCCTAAGTATACTTGTTCAACATTTGCTGCGTAGAAGTGAATCTCATCAGCAGTTTCAAAGTCTATCTTAGTTTGATCATCTTCACCAATCTTGATATCTGTAGCTAGTAGAGAAGTGATTCCAGTCTGTGCAGCATCAGCTGCAAAGTCTAATGTATTATCACCATCTTGGTAAGTTACTGTAAGGCCAGTTTCTGTATTACCAGAGACCATACCACCTACAGTATCGGCTATATATTCGTTTAAGGCTACACCATCTACTGTTATTGCATCAGCTTCCAGTGTACCGTCAAAGTCACCATCGACAGCATCAACATTACCTACAAAAGTAGTAGCACCTAATGCTCCACTACTTGCATTATAAGTTAATTGACTATCTGATTTTGGACCTAATGTACCTGTAGCTGCTGTAACAAATACAGGGAAACAAGTTGTATCACTTGATTCATCAGCAACAGTGAAAGTACCAGCACCACCAGATGCTACGTCATCACCCCATTCAATATCTGTACCGTCTGATTTTAGTACTTGACCGTTTGAACCAATGGCTAATACAGCTGGATTACCTGAAGCATCACCATATATGATCTTACCTCTAGCAATACCTGCTAGTTTAGCGAGGCTAACAGAATCATCAGAAAGTTCAAAGTCTAGTGTGTTATCACCATCTTGATATGTAACTGACATCCCTGTTTCTGTATTACTGCCTACCATCGCTCCGACGGTATCTGCAATATACTCATTCAATGCTGTACCGTCTACAGTAATCGCATCTGCTTCTAATGTACCGTCAACATCTACATCAGTACCAATATCTAAATTATCAGCTACTAAAGTACCTGTAACCGTTATTCCAGTGTTACTAGTTTCTGTCTTCTTATTTCCATTATAATAGGTAGCTACGCCTGCATCCTTTGTACAAATAATAGCACTTTCAGTACCAGATGTTCTTATATTTAGATCACCAGTGACAACATTCATATATGCATGTGTACCTGTATGATAGAATTTAAGGTCAGAATCCGTACCTAATCGTAACTGAACATCATCATTTAGTATTAATGAATTTTCAGATACATCAAATGTTACATCATAACCAGCATTTGCTCCGTTATCTAGGACAACATCACCAGTTACAGTTAATCCAGTTAATGTACCAGTTGAAGTTATAGCTGATTGAGCAGCTCCAGTCACGGTTGCTGCAGTACCTGATGTATTACCAGTTACATTACCAGTTACATTACCAGTTACATTACCTTCTACGTTTGCAACAACTGTACCTGTTGTAACTGTTAAGTTACCTGTACTTGCACCAGTAAAAGATCCTGTACCTAATAGAAACTTATCTGCTGATTCATCCCATCCAATAAAGGCATTATCTGAACTACCTCTTTCTATAACAATTCCAGCATCATTAGAAGGTGAACCACTAGTACCATTACCTAGTTCTATTAAAGCATCTTTGATAGTCGAGTTGGTAGTATCAATAGTAGTTGTAGTACCATTTACATTGAGATTACCTGTAACAACTACGTTACTATCAAATGTAGCAGTACTTGTTACGTCTAAGGTACCTGCTATATCTATATTATTTGCTAACTTAGTACCGTCTACTGCGTCATCAGCTATGTGTGCAGTGTCAATAGATCCATCTATATACTGGTCGCTATCTATTGAGTTAGCTGACATATGAGCTAAGTCTATCGATCCGTCCACATACTGGTCACTGTCAACTGAGTTAGCAGACATATGCTCAAGATCAATAGATCCTGCTGCATAATGCTGACTATCAATTTGATCATTAGCTATATGTGCTGAGTCAATAGAGGCATCTACATATTGATCACTATCTACAGAATTAGCGGACATATGCTCAAGATCAACGGCACCTGCAGCTATATGTTCAGAATTTATTACATCATCTTGTATATTATCACCGTCTATTATATCAGCAGCTAAATGTACATGGTCAATAGAACCATCAACATATTGATCACTGTCAATTGAGTTAGCTGACATGTGAGCCACATCAATCGAACCGTCTACATATTGATCACTATCTACAGAATTTGCTGACATATGTGCTAGATCTATAGATCCATCAACGTACTGATCACTATCTACTGAGTTAGCAGACATGTGAACTAGATCTATACTACCATCTACATATTGATCACTGTCTACTGAGTTAGCAGACATATGTGCAAGGTCGATACTTCCGTCTACATACTGATCACTGTCTACAGAGTTTGCAGACATATGAATAAGATCGATACTTCCGTCAACATATTGATCACTATCCACTGAGTTAGCTGACATATGTGATAAGTCAACTGATCCATCTACTAATTCAGATGAATCAACAGAATCAGCAGCTAACATTGCTGCTGTAACTGTTCCTGTATCACCAGTCGTTACTATCGTACCAGTGACATTAGGGATAGTAATAGTTCTATCTGCTGTAGGATCTACTACAGTTACCTTTGTTTCATATGCATCATCTGTTGCACCTTCAAAGGTAAGTGTACTATCTTCAGATAAAGTGATATCACCGTTTATCACACCACCAGTACCAGTGATTGCTCTTTCTTGTGCTTCTTCCGAGGCATATAAAACCTGTAAATGGTTATCATTTAAATCTTCAGATTTTATAGCTGATCCAGGAAAGTAAGTAGCACTTGCGGTGGCGACATCTGTCTCACGAAAAACTCTGACAGAGACACCAGTGCCTGGTGCTGAATCGAATGCTACAGTTGTTGCGTTAGCGAATGAGAATGCAGTAGTTAAAACTCCATCAAGTGAACACTTAACATCAGCTTCTTTGATATATGGGAATGTAAAGGCATAGTTGGTGGTACTATTATTGCCTGTGTATTTGTTTTCGGTTGCCATGTGTTATTTTATTTTGGTAAGTTGATTAAGTTTTCCACCATTTGTTGGTTTTTATTGGCAACATCTGTTGCTTGTTCTATCTGACCTTGCTCTATATATTTATTAATCATTTTTTGATCATTAATAGTTTGATAAATATCAGGCCTTTCTTGAAGCATTTGTAACTCTGCAATTTTCTGTGCATCTCTCATTACCTTATTTATTTCATCAATAACTCTTAAGGATCTAGCAGATAAAACTACACGTTCGTACGCATTTTCATCACCTGAGGATCGTAAGGCCCGTAGCTTACCAATATCTTCTTGATTCTTTGGGTTATTAAGAATTTTTTCTATTTTACGCCACGGTTCCTGTTCACCGACTAATCTATTAATATATTCCCTTTCAGATGCGGTGTACTCATAAGTGCCTGATGAATCTTTCTTCAAAATCTTTGCACCATTATAACCGATTTCTCTTAATCTCACACGCCAAGGTTCGTTAGTACCACTAACTTGGATAACAGACACTGAATTAAGGAATCTTAGTACAGGATTATCTATATCATTAACATACTTACCTGTGTATATATCTACTTGTTTTGGTAAACCTTTAGATAGAAAAGGTGTTCTATTTTGAAGATAATGTATAATATTATCATGTATATCTTTTTGAGCAGAATCTATACCCTTACTAATAACACCTGCAGCTCCTGACATAGGTAGGAACATTCTAGTTGTATTAGCGATGTGTCTTGAGAACCATGTGTAATCATTATTTATTGCTGCAACAAAAGGTTCTAATCCTGTAAACACACTATCTTGTAAGAAGGTGGCAGATATAGTCCAAGATAATTTATGTAAAGCATCTTCCACAATAGAAGAATCTAAATCTCTAGCATAATAAGCTAAATCACCTAATATACTAAGAGTACTTTCAAGCATTGGTATACCTTTATAACTGATCCATATATCATTATCTTTACCAGGTACTGGGAATTTAATCATTTTCTCTTTAAACCCAAACTGATCTCTATCTACACGACGTTGTGCAGCATCGTTACTACCATTACCTGTTACATTACCTCCCATAGCATAGGACCACAGACTACCAACAAGCATACTGCTGAAAGCTAGTCGACCTTTATATTCAGTACGTAAGTTTTCAAATATAGTTTGAGCGTTTGGTGTAGTCTTCATATCAATACCATGCCTTAACATGGCTTTTGATATTTCATCAGGTGTTCGAGCCCAAATAACATCTCCATATTTTGTTAATCCAGGTATTAATGAAGCACCAGTCCATGATAATGCATATTTAAAGTCATTACTTAATGTTCTAGGGAATGCAGTAACAGTTTTTAAAAATGGATATCTAGTAACTATTTGATTGATTTGATCTGAAAGAGCATCAGGTAAGTTTAATGCAGCTTCACCTGCTGATACTTTGGCAGCTTCATCACTTAAAAGTCCGTTTTTATCGAACATTTTATTATAATGTACCTTCTCAGCTTTTGCTAGCATATCTAAATCTATCTCACCAAATTTACTTAGAACATCATCATAAGCACGTACTCTACTCATCCATGTAGCCATAGCAGTATTTAACCCTGCGTCAGCAACATTAAGTCCTACCATACCTGCTCTAAAAGGAGCCCATCTACTCATATCATACATCAACCTTGTCATATCAAGCTGAGCTATACGACTCCAGTTACCTTCATCTTCCCATACATCTCTCATCATTTCTAAGTTAGACCAATCCATACTCTCTTGTTGTACTAAATCCCTACGTGCTGCTGCAAGTGCTGCATCAGGATCTTTCCAAGCCTTCTTAGCCATTAACCAGGAATCTTTTAGTACTCTTCTATTAGTCTCAGCTACACTACCAAAATAATAAAGATGCCTCTTTAAATTACTAAAATCACCACCTCTTAACAAACCTTCCATAGTTCCACCTAAGAAAGCAGTTATTGGTTTAGAAATTAAAGCAGATGTATTACCTAAAACAGCTTTACCAGCTGCAAGACCTGATAACATATTATTATATGCAACAGCAAATGAACTCTGAGTAAACTTATTCATTTGCTTAGGATTAGGACTCGCTAACATACCACGTGGTGTTACTTGATCTCGACCCCAAACCATTAATTTATGTAATGTATCTACGTCACCATTTGTACGTTCAAATACTTGTACTAATGGTTTTAAAGCTAATGGGTTTTCTTGTTGTACTCTTCTAAGCTCTTGAATCCATCTCTGAGCTTTAGTTGCAACACCTTTCTCAACTTCTTTGAATTCAGTTAGGGATGCTAATAATACTTCAACTGGATCTCTAGCTTCATCTATTGCTTTCTTCCAATTATCAAACTGCTTAAGCTGCCAACCTTTGATGTGTTTGTTAAGATCTACTTCTGCTGTAAGATATTCCATCTTGTCCAGAATTAGTTTCGTAACTCTATCTTCATCTATGTGTGGTGTTAACTCTCGAATACCTCTGGACATATCTGCAACTTCTCTACCTAAGGTGTCCATAACCCTCGCAGAGCTTTGCATTATACCACGACCAACGTATCTATCAGTTAGATCCTTTAGAGCGAATAGAGCGCCTCCTACTAACTCATTCTCTTCAACAATACTTTTGAACCCTTTACCTGCTTTAAGGTTCCTAAATATACTGTCTCCTAGTTCAAGAACTTGTTTGTTTTTAAGAAATAAATTCTTAACATCATCTAAACTATCAGCATTTATAATACTTCGATAAATATCATAAGCTGACTCATTCATTTGTGCATTAGTATATTTATACCCGTCTACGTCTGCTGAAAATTCACCAGCATCTCTTGCTTTTTCAGCAACATCTACAACAGCATCACGAGGTGTACCATCATTTCTTGCTACTTTATTTCTTGTAGATTCATCTATAATTGGTGCACCTGTTCCATCCAAATCTCCACGTTTAATTCCTGTTGTATCTGCCATATTACGTGCAACATTACCAGGAGGTTTCGATTGAAGGCCTCTATTAGTCTCTGATACTAATGAAGGGTTTACATCTGGATCAATGTCAGTAATATCAGGGTTACTAAGTAGTTTACGTGTAGCACGACTGTTATTTTGATTTAACTGACTTGATTCATTTTTCCTTATCCAGTCTTCTAAACTACCTGAACTCTTAGCTTGATCAACAAGTTGCCTTCTTTGAGCTAAAAGTACAGACTTTTCATTCTTACTAATATTTTTAGTCTGTAATGCCTCATCAATTTCTTTTATATTAATTAATACTTGATTATCAGCCCAACTAGAAATCTCAAGTTGTTTATATTGGTCAGCAGTTTCATCAATAGGCTTGAACCATTTTAAAGTAGGTTTACCAGCCTGCAGAAAATATCCTAATACATTAGTTACTACACTAAGTCCAGCTGATTCCCATATGTTTTTCTCTCTACGGACTCTTGGACTATCTCCATCCAAAGTTACCCAAGACTGAGGTAACGGCATTGTACCGTTAGCACCAAATACATCTGGAAAAAAATCAACTAATGCTCTAGCAGCATTATCTTCTTCACCTTGATCACTAACACCTATTATAGCAGCATCTAATGCACCATAAGCACCTATATTAGTTAATGCCTTTGTTACCCACGGTACTTTACTAGATTTCATTAGTGGTGATAATTTAGTTGCTATACTTGCACCACCCATCAATGTTGGTATAACAATACCTAATACATTCCTAGCACCTTGTAATCTACTATCACTAAACTTTGTAACATCGTCCCATTTATCATCAAGATCAGCGCCTCCTGGTAATAGGCCTATTACGTCCATCGGTAAATCAAGTAAACCCATTACGGAAGCACCAGCCCAGGAAGTAGCTGTTAGTTCTTGATGTTTTAAATTAGATCCCAAGTTTTCTAAGATATTAGAATTCCTATAATCTTCATAAGACTTGCCATAATACCTTTGGAAATGCTCTTCTCTCAACTGATCCCTTTCTGGACCTTGTGGCATGCCCTTCCATTGATCAAAGCTTTGTCTCTCAGTTCCACTTATTCCTCTATGAATAGTTCCTAAAACATCTCCAGCTGCATCTACAGCACCACTAAATGCATTAGTAGGGTTAAGTTGTTCGTTAGCTTGTTGTGTAGCATCTATAGGTGGTATTTCGTTGCCTATTGGTTGATTCTGATCTCCAGCAAGAGGTTCAGAATACAACGCGTCTTCGTATTCATCCATGTTTTAATCTCCTACTGTTGTTCCGAATATGTTATCATTAATTGGGAAATCCAAATCTATCGGTGTAATTAAATTCCAATGTTCACCTACTCCTTTATAATTACCTTCCCACAAATCTCTATCCCATATACTACACTCCTTGGTAAATTTAAAATAACCATCTCGATTCAATGAGCTATGCGGCCTTCCCTCTTTTCCATATATTAAACGTTCAACATCATTGGGTTGTATATTAGGGATAGTTACTAGCTTAGCAGCATCTTCTCTAGCTATACCTCTAGCCGTATACTCTCGTGTAACTTCATCACTTTGACTATTGACAGCAGTATCAACTGCTACTGGGTTGCTTATTCTATTTGCAAGACTTTCTTTATTGAAAATAGTTTCATTCTTCGGATCATCCAGTCTCTGTTGTAATGCTAGATAAGATAGTTCTCTTTTACCGAGATCCGCTAAAGTATTAGTTTCAGTTTTAGTTAGGTTATCTATATAAGAACCTCTATAGTTCTCTATATTTTTTGCATAAGCACTTGACTGAAGTACTTCTGTAAAGTCAAATCCTTGTTTACCCAGTGGTGGCTTCCCATATGCGTTGAAGGTATACTCCATAAACTGAGTCCTAGTTATGAACTTGTCAGGATCATTTTTAAAGTAAGCCCTTAACATTTGATATGTTTGTTCTTGCTCAACACTTAATGAAAATGTCTGATTGTTGCTATATAATGCGTATTGTTTATTAATATCCGAAGCACGGAAGAATTGATTAGTTGATAAAATTGTTGGTACATCTACACTTCTATTTTCTGGCCATCCATCCTCTTTAGTCAGATCATACCCTTGTAAATTTTTATTAAATATAGTATCTCTAATAAAACCAATGGATTTATAACCATCATTCTTTTTTCCTATTTGTGATCCAAAGACTAAATGCCCTAATTTATTACCACCTTGATCTACATAATCCTCAGTCTCAAAGACACCACTACCGTTTAGTATTTCATCCCTAACTAGGCCCATTGCTGTGTCAATGGCTTCATTACCTGATTCCTTATATTTACCGTTAGGATCTACAACCCTCCTCAAGAGTTCATTGAAACGAAGTTGTGCTAAAGCAGTAGTTGTTTTTAAAGTTGGGACTGATTTATTAACACCTACGAAATTACTAGCCTTTAGACTCTGAACTAACATAGATTCAAGTTCTTTTTCAATATCTTTATACTTATACCTAGTACCCTCAAACTGTCGTAATACTGGGATAAATTCTTTACGTAATGCAGTAGATTCCTTTCCAGCAGGTAAGTTATTGATTGTATTAAATATAAACTTTATATCCCCAACAGCCCTAGCTGATTCAAGTACTTGCCTTGTAGTTCCATATTTTACATTACTTGTCATAGCCCAAGCCATTCTTTTTAGCTGGCTCTCTACTACTGGTAAACCTTTAGCTTCAATAAGTAGTTCATCTAACTTAGATTCGAAGTTAAGCTGGTCCATTCCACCATTCTCACTTGCAAGATCTCTAAGTTGTGATAAACTGCCTTCATAACCTTTCTCACCTTCTTGTATATTCAGACTATCTGTAACTTTTAGAGCTAAGTCTCTACCTCGTTCGTTAAGTGCTTCCTGTTGCTGGAACTGGTATACACTCTGACCAATAGCTAGGCCACTTTGGTATTTAGCTGCGAGATCAGGGTATTTATCAAGCCAAGTTTTAAAATTTGGATCATCTACCCACTTACCATTTTTAAATAGCTGTGGTTTAGAGTTTAAAAATTCTTTAATTAATGCCCTATCCTCGTCACTACCTTTCGATTTTATAGTAACTATTTCTTCAATAACACCACTTAATGTCTTAGGATTCTTATGAAATGTGGTACGGCCATCGATACCGTGACCTTCTAAAATACGTTGCTTCAAACCTTCAATAGTGTTAGTCCCTTGTATTCTAGTTTCAAATTCACCTTGTAATACTTCTTGTCTAGCATCACTACGCTGCTGAAGGTATTGATTCTTTAGACGTGCTTGCTCTGTTACAAGCATTCTTTTAACTGCTTTAGATCCTGAATTATGATTTCCAAAAAGGCCATATGCAGTAGCTGTATCCTGAATAGAAGCATCTATAAGTCGATACTCTGAAATTCCTAAATTAAGTTCAACATTTTTCCTTTTAAGATCCTCAAGCTTAGTATTAAAGTATTCATTTATTTCTAATTTACCGTTCTGAAGTTGAGTACTATTTGTTTCAGATTGAAATAATGCAGTTTTTCGTACCTTCTCAGCTGCTTCTGCACTTATAACATCAGCATACGATGCTCCATCTGGATTAGTTACTGGAATATTCTCTTTCCACCATGTGGTATTGGTGTACTGCTTTACTTTATCATTAAGTGTTTCTTGTAACTTCTGTTCATTTACTATTAATTTCCCAGCCTCAGTTTTCTCAAGTGAACCTCCAAAAGCCTCACCAATATCACTACCAATTTTTAGTTCAGTATCATTTTGGATTTGTAATGGATCTAGATTTTCATGTGCTTTATCAAACTCTTGTGACTCAGCATCTTTAGTTAAAAACTTCCCAGCTGCGGAAGCTAATTCGCCTGCTGATTTAGAAATTGTAGAAACTGCTTCAGCCTGTTTCAGTATTCCTTCAGCCTTATCCCTTCCGAGCTGCTCCCAACTCTTACCTACTTCCTTTGTTTGCTGAATTTTATTTGTGAATTTAGTCTGCTCAAAAGTGTTTAATTTTGCATCCCATCGTTCCTCAGCTAATTTAGCTGCTTCCCAATCTTGTAGGTATGCTTTTCCTTGATTCAATATTTCATTAGCATTCTCTTTATGAGCAGTTAAAAAAGGTTGGAGTTGCCTTCGCATTTCTTCTAGACGACCACTTGTATCAAGCCTTATTTGAGAATCAGAAAATCTTCCTTTTTCTCTGCTAGCAGGTTCGTATCTTTTTTGTTGTAAATATTCAATAGCCATTAGTTAATACCCCCTTGCTCCTTTTATAGTAGCTGCTCGTCTTTGCGCTGGAGTAGCACCTGGATCCGCACCCTGATAACCTGCAGTAGCTCCCATTATACCTGCCATCGCTTCCGCACCAGTTGCGACTAATATTGCTCCTGATGTATCAGGTGATTGCATACCTGGTATTGGTTTAGGACCATAATCATATTTGCTTGGTTTCTTAGGATCTTGGAATATGGGTATTGGAGTTCTAATTGGCATAGGTCGTATAGGTAAAATACCTGGTTTTAACATTCTGTTGGCAAATGCTTGCATATCAGCACCTTCTTGATCGTTTGCTATAGATTCTAATGTGCTAACTAAATCTCGTTTTGCACTTGTTAATGATTCAGCTAAAATTGCAGAATTTCTACCATGACTTGCCATCATAGATTGTACTGATTTAGCAGTACTTCTACCTACAGCTCCTTTAGCTTTTATCGCATCAGTTTTTAATAAAGATTGTAATTGTAAATCTTCAGCTTCAAAAGCTTTTGATATTGCTGAATCTTGATATCTCCTATATTCTTTTTCTGAAGCTATTCTAGCAGCTTCACTATTGAAATCTAGTTGTTCATTATATAATTGTTCAGATCTTTCATACTGAGCATTCAAACCTTCCTGCTCAGATTGACGGATCATTAAATCATAATTCCATTTCTGCCAATTTAAGTCATCTTTATAAGCAGCAGCCATTACTGCATTTTCACGCTTAGTTTGAACACCTTTTTTTAAGTACTCATACTGACCTTTTAATTTTTCTTTACTATATCTCCAGGCCTTTCTATTAAATTTATCAGCTCTTTTTTGCTGTTGATTCTTAGCAGCTGTAGCTTTTTTTTGTGCATTAGCTCGACTAATACCACTAACAACCTGCGCTCCGATCATCAATGCAGGTGCAATCCATGGCATATTTAAGCCCTCCTATAAAAACGTGGTGTATAATTCCCTTCCCACATCATAGAGTTTAAGGCTACAGGGAACGGTGAGTCATTCCAAACTCGAAGTTCGAAATTATCTGATTTTTGGTGAATTGGAATAGTAAAGACAGCATTTGAACTCAAAGTACTATCGTTACCTAAGTAGGTGTTAGCATCCACAGTTGGATTTAAATTATACCATTCATCTAAATAAACAAGTATATCATCAGCACTGTAGACTAATATATTACTAGATCCAGATGCTGGAGCAGAGTCAAAGTTAATAAAGTTTTTAACAATGCTGAAAGCAGTTGTTGCAACACCTCCAATTGTAACTCTTACTTTACTTACATCTCTAGGTGTATAAGTTAAATCAAATGTTGTTGCACTTGCATTACCACTTAAAGTTTTTAATTCACTTGAAGCAGCAGTCAAAGTAATCTGATCATCACCTGCTGTGAAAGCAGTAGATTCTACATTATTTATTTTAACTTTAATTTGATCTTTATCTACATAAGGTATCTCACCTTTGAACCATTTGAGTACAGTTGTTGTACCATCTGATGTATATAATTTACTAGCAGGTAATCTACCAGTTGATCTAAGTTTAAATGACATCACTCCTGAACGTCCAACAGCAAACTTCATTCTAGCTACTGTTAAACTAGCAGTATAATCTGAATTATTATTACTTTGGAAATAAGTTTTAGGTAAGGTTACATCCATATCATACTTCCATCCAACATAAATATTAGCAGCTTCGCTTGTTAAATCTCTACCAGTAACTTTAAAATAAGTTAGAGTTGTAGGAGTAACACTGAAATCCCATCTAGCAGTACCATCTGTTATATTAGAACCTGTACCTGTAGGTCCACCTGATCCTGCAGAAGTACCCGCAGTATCACATACATAGACCTTTCCACTATCATTAGTTACTGAATCACCTATGACATAAGCTGTACTAGCTTGCCATGCAGATTCTGTGACTACATCTGGTGTATATGTAACTCCAGATTCAGTGTATTGACCTGTAGTGGTTGCACCTTTAATAAGTATAATAGGAGTTAGTGTCGAGACATTACTCCAAGGTATATAACATTTAGTAAATTCATTAGTAGAATTATATATTACATTAGTTGCTGTAGTATATAAATCCATACAAGGATTCACTCTCTCACCTTTAGAAGTTACAAGTATTGCATCTTCAGGTGATTGACTAAGGTTAAGTTCAGATAAAGTAATTTGACTACCTTGTTTTGTAACTGCAAATAATTCATCTGCATCAGTTGCTATTGTCTGAATAGTACCAGGTAATTGCCATCTAAACCATGCTTGTACAAGTAATTTCTCACCGTCAGAATAAGTACGATAGAGATAAGCCGTATCGGATGACTGACTTGATAATGCTATAAGGCTGTTCTGAGGGTTAGCAGCTAAAGAATCAATTGTTTCAGGAATCCATTCGTTAACAACTCTACCTACATCAGCTACACTAGGGTTCTCTTCTTGACCACGTGTAACCATACCAAATACTCTTGAGTAATTAGTACCTTTACTTATGAAATTAAGGTTAGGACCCATGTTAATAGGTTCTATATCTGTTGACATTTCATAATTAGAAATAGCATTGACAGTAGCAGTTGAGGGAGTCAGTGCTCCACCAGCTCCAGTCATCATGAACTGTTGATATTTACTAAATAATATTAATCCTTGTGTAGTTGGTATAACACTATGTAGTATAGCAGGTCTGATAGTTGCACAACTTATATCAACTGGATCAGCATCTGTTTGAGTTTGAGCTGAAACATTATAGAAATTATAAAATTCTCCAGATCTACTCATAGTAACATTATCATCTGACAAAAATCCTAACCTATTCTTGTGGAAGAAAGATTGTTTAATTTTTTTCCCAACAAAACTAGGGTGATTGTTTGTAGTATCATCACCTACTTTACGTTCTGTCCATGTAATCTGTCTAAAAGTAAATGCGTTTTTACCAGTATTAATTAACTCATGAGGCATTGTATCAGCATCTAGGCCAATTGACTTAGATGGATCTATAGTTTCTAACCAATGTCCTGTACCAGAAATTGCATTATCTGCTACAAATTTAGCAAAATATGTATCATTAGCAGAGGCAGTATTCACGACCTTTACTACTCTACCATGTACGGATTCATATGGTAAATAACTTACATTAGCCACTTGATCTTGGAATGCAGTCATTACATTATATGCAGTACCAGCATTTGCTAGTATATTAAAAGTAGTTCGTGTACTACCAATTACATAATCTATTTCAACTGTAGTCCCAAACTCACGAGCAGTTAAACCTGTTATTGGTCCAGGATTTGAACCCCATGTATCTGGATCAGTTCCTACTCCACCTGCAGGGTGTACTTCTCCTAAATTATTTATTCTTTTTGTAAGAGCATTTATTATATCACCATATGAAGCAGTTCCAGAGGCGGTATATGGATTTATTGTAAATGTCCTGGTAGCTGTTATACCTCCACTTTCTGATGAAAGTTCTACAGAAACATTAAAAGTATTACCAGCTGCAACACCATCTAATATTAATGATGCTTTAGATCTTTCTACAAATGTAGGATCAGCTAATTTTGCTACAGTCCATTTATCATTTGTTAAAATAGATGTATCTTGTACAGTTAACATACTAAAGTTTTCACGAATACCTTGTAAGTATGTTCGAGCTTGAGATACTGGTTTAACATAATCCCATCTAGCAGCACCATCCGAACCATCGACATAATCCCATCTAGCGTAGGTATACCCATGATAATCCCATCGAGCACCATTATCACTTATGTTAGAACTTGTACCTGTCGGACCTCCTGAACCTGCAGAGGTACCAGCTTGATCACATTTATAAACTTTACCACCATCATTTCTGACAAGATTATTTACAGAATATGCAGTCCCGGGCGTCCACGCTCCTAATCCTTCAGGATCAACTATATCTTGTTGTACAGTCCAAGGTCCAGTCCATGTAGAATCCTTATCAGAGTAACCAGCTTGATCACATTTATAAACTAAACCATTAGCAACTCGTTTATCACCTATAGAGTAACTAGTATTAACTGCCCAAGCAGTTAAATATTCTATACCTGTAGTTGTAGCTGTAGGAGCATGTCCATCAGCAGTACCTGCTAATCCACCTCTTGTGCATTTATATATTTTATTTGCATTCTGAACTAAATCCCCAACTGCATATACTTTAGAACCAGCACGTGTCCAGGCAGCAGGAGCAGTATCATCATACTGTACAGTACATGCTGTACCATCAGCAGCGTTCCATATTTTTATATCACCTAAGGTTAATGTACCTACAACATTTACAGAAGTACCAGCAACATTATCAGCTATAGTAATTGTATCACCATTTTGATACTCTATTCCTGGTGTATTGATAGTAATAGTTTTTATAACTGTATCAGCACCATCAGCACCAGAAGTAACATCTACTGTCATACCTGTACCAATACCACTAGTTGAGAAAATAGCAAGTCCTTCTCTATCAGTTGCATTATCATCACCATCAGCACTAATAGCTATAGTTGAAGGTGTTATACATCCTATATATTTTTCATCATTATCTCTGTGGATATAAAACCACTTTGCATTATCTAAAGTACCAGTTAAATTTGCAAGATGTTTCAAGCCAGGTCTTTTAGTTAATCCGAAGGTGGGATCAGGATAAGCGTTAAGACACTCGCGGACTTGACCTGGTTTCTTTTTGTCGTCTGATTGCCTTGACACTCCGCCAAGGTAATTGTCAATTCGTTGAGTTACAGCAGGCATTATCTTCTAAGGGCTAAGTATGGTTGATAACTTAAATAGTTATTTGGGTCATTGTTCGGTGAACCAAAGAATGTATGATCACCTTGATTGCATTCATATTCTACAATTGCAGCTCGTAAGAATGCTTCATTTTGTTGTAACATTTGATACTGATTACCATCTCCTACAATTCTACTAGAAACTAAAACAGCAGCTCTAGCAGTAATGTAATCTTGGAAAGGTCTAGGTAAATCTACCCAATCAAATAACCATACAACATCACATTGTATATCACCATCTTTCCATTCATAAGTATGATTATGCTTGTCATATAATTTCCCATTCCTACGTATAGTTCTTTTATTAGAACCATATGTACCTTGTGTTAAATCTAATTGTAATACATTGTTAGGTATCACTACCTCATTGTTAGAGTCTGGAGTGAATACATAATGATCTTCTTTATTGAAGGACCAGCCTTCTGATTGTACTTCCCTTGACACCTGTAACAAAGTATCGTATGCAATCGCAACGTCTGGGTTGGTTTGATCGAGGGTGGTTACAGGTGCTTGACCTACTGACGCCAATATTTGGTTTACAGCTGGTAATTCCTGTGTAGCGTTAGTGGTAGGATAAGCCATAGGTATAAATTTTTGTGAATAAAAAAAAGGGAGTTCGTGAGAACCCCCCCTTATGTTGGTTAATGTTAAGCTTATGTGAAGCTTGCGTTAGAAACAGCAGTGTTGTTCCAGTTAGCGGATACATCGATTCCGGCTACTAGTTCAACAGCGGCTGCAGGGTTTAGGAAGTCAGCACCCATTGCCAAGCGACCTAGGATAACATCACCCTGGTAAACCACGGAGACGTCACCTGAAGTTACTTGTACTTCGGGTCCGATTGCTTCAACTACACCAGCGGCTTCTTTCTGGAAGATAAGTCCACATGATCCACCAAACTTAGCAG